TCATATGCCTCGCATGCAAATCCGGAATGTTTCTTAACGGATTATGTTCCAAATTCATGACACTAATCCAACAATCGTACACCCATTCTCTCATAGGTTTCTCCTTCTTAAAATGTTAATGTAACACCTTCGAATGAAGATGTCAATCTTTTTTTATGCACTCTATACTGTGCAGGTTACTTTTTTTAGCTTTGCCTTTAACAAATATATTTGGCGGGTTGCCGTCTATAAATTTTTGTTTTGCTAAACTACACGTAAAATAGCTACCCATCTTTACTTCCATATTTATATCAGGCATGCCTGAAATAGATAGCACTAATACCAACCAATACATTAAAAATCTCCATCTATACCATTGATCGTAAAAGTTTTTCCTTTATATCCCGCATCCATCTTTTCTTTATCGGACATTTTTTCTGCATCTTTACGTGTACGGGGGTTAAATTTTTTCTCCTGCTTCGAATCCTCGGAAGCATTTGAATCTTGGGAACCTGAGACTATACGTTTCAGAATCTTGAGACTTTGTTTTAGCATCTGCTCTAATCTCTACTAGCTGACCAATGAGATTATCACGTTCAGTCCAGAACTGATCACGTTGAGCGTCAGTGAAGCCACTCCCACAGTTAAGGCTATAATTGTATCCATCATCTTCTCCTTCTAATATAATTGCACCAAGTCTACCAATATTTCTCCCAGTGCCTTCTTCAACATCTGCAACCTTTAATGTAACTTCTATAAAAGGCTTTGCTTTTAACCAACTATGTGTTCTTTTGCATTCATAAGGAGCATTTACATCTTTTATCATTACTCCTTCGTAACCACCGTCTACAGCCGCTTTATTCAGCTCTACAAAGCGGTTTTGTCCTTCTTCAGTACTTAGATCCACATCTTCCCAATCTAGTGCTTGTACATGTTTTAAAACATCATCATTTTCTTCTACCCAATGTTTTACTAATAAACTTCTACGTGCTTGTGACGTGTCCCAAATACCTTTTTGAAAATCTTTTAATGGGCACATGTCAAATAAATGTAAAACAGCATCAGTGGTTTGTTTGCCGTCTTTTCTGTGTACTTGTTTCATTAAGTCTTGAAAATTTGCACTCATCACTTCACCGTCCAAAACTAAGTCATATGGTGATGGTTTTTGTGCAAGTACATTTTCAATTTCTTCAATAATATGTCCAAAATTATGAAACTGCTTACCATTCCGTGAAAACATTTCTACTTTATTATCTCTCACAATAGTAATTACTCTTACACCATCTAATTTTATTTCTATTTGTTTTTTACCTATCATTTTCTTTTCATGATTTGCACTATCATGTGCCAGTGGACAAGTAAAAGTAGGTATAGCATACTGCGGAAAGTGTTTAGCAATTTTGTTTACTGTTTTTTCTGAAACACCACAACGTAAATCCTTTATAAGAATCCTACGATAAAACTTATTCCATTGCTCAGCAGTTGCTAAATCTTTACAAAGTATAATTGCGTCTCTAGCATTATGACCTGTAAGTTGTCTTTCAATTAATTTTCTTGCTAATTCTTTAAATGTAGGCCAAGCAAGACCTTGTGGTGTCAATACTTCTATTTCTTCTTTTTCTGGAACTTGTTTTACACCAAATGTCACTAGTGGATCAAGAGCCATTTTGACGCCTTCAAAAAATTCATCTAAGCCTTCTTGCATTGCATTTTGTAGTATTGCTTCTTTTGCAAGTCTTGAATTATTTTCTTCTAACTGATCGATTATTTCTTGTGGTTGTGTTCTCATTATTTTACCCTCTTAAAGTTTACATTTGTATATGTTGATTTATATGTACAATTACTATTGATTCTATATGTGCCGAACTTGACATAAACTTTTCCTGTGTTTTCTCTAGGTGCCCAAGTTGTTTTCCATTCTTCTCCGTCGATAAAATAGGTGACTTTTACACTATCGCTTTTAATAATTATATCTGCAAGCACATCAAAAGGTCTGTCTGGTACTTTTTTAGCAGTATTGAAGTGCTGGTTTGTTTTAAAAGTATTCCAATGTTCGATTCCTAATTGGCTAGGAGGTGCATTTACAGTGCTTCCTCCCTCGTGTATTTGAAAAATCTCATTTCGTTTTGCTGGCTTACAAGGTCTATCTATATCAATTGTTGCGGACCAGATATACTTTCCGTTTGGTAATCGGACATTATCTGAATTAACTTCAGCACGTTCTGAAAAGTCTGCATCACCTTGTGGAGTAGGCAGTCGATCTGTTGGACATCCGCCAATCTGACCTTTTTCTAACACAAATTTAAATGTGTTAGAGGATAACTTTTTGTAGTGACTATTACAAGATGAGTCCCATATATTATAATTATTTTGTGCTGAAATAACCGGAGTTGTCGTAGTTTGGCATCCTACAAGAGCCATTGTACTAACCAAAATTGTTGTTGTGAATAAGTTTTTCATGTTTGCCTTTGTTGCCTTTTTAAATTATACTTTACTATACACTCTAAAAAATCAAATGTCAACTATTTTGGTGGGCCTGATGCGATTCGAACACACGACCTTTGGTTCCGCAAACCAATGCTCTATCCAGCTGAGCTACAGGCCCGTGTGTTATACTATAATAATATTATATAAAAGTCAACTAATTTGGCATAGTGAATAATGCTTTTACTCCTGATCTATCTTCAGGTTTAGTGCGAGCAAATACTACCCACTTTGGATTGTAATCAAAAGACATTGTATCGTAATGTTTTTTACAATATTCTTTAAAACTAGCACCAGTAGTATACACATCGTCTACAATCATAGGAGGACCTTCAGTTGCATATTCCGTAAGTGCTACTGCAAGAGGTAGTCCACCTCTTGGTATTCCCTCCACTGATCCAAATGGCCTAGTTTCGTAATCCATAATCATACGTGCAATACCTTTCCAATCTTCTGCTGTTAAGGCATCGCATTCTATTTTCCAATTGAGAGGCAATCCTGCATGACTTATAAAAAATTTCCTTTGAAATAAATTCATCTATATCTCCTTAATTGGCTCTGGGGGGAGGACTCGAACCTCCACGCTAAATATATTGCAGTACATTCAGCACACGTTAAACAGACGTGCATGTCTACCAATTTCATCACCCCAGATCACTTCTACTTGTCTAAAGCGGCAATCATTCTTGTCATTCCTATTCCGCCACCTACTCTTGGAAAGAAATCATGTTTGAAAAATTCTTCTAATTCAGCTTCTACCCTATCTTTCCCAAATAGTTCAAACAGTAAATTTGCATACGAACCTTCTGTAATAGTGTGAAAAGTTTCTCGCATTTGCTCTACATCAGTACTTCTTTCTGCACTACCTATTGTTTCCATGCCACCTAATATTACATCTATTTTTTTGCTATGCACACCATTTTCATATCTTGACATGTTCCAAAATGGTGATGTAAATTCAGGGAAGTCAGTTATCATACAACTTCCAAAGTTATTATACATAGATTGTTCATGAGAAGCTTCAAGTTCTGCATTTGCATCTAGGTGAAAATGTCTTTGCCATGCTTCATAAGTTCTTTCATCTGGCTTATCAAATCCTAAATATTCTACTAACTGATATTCCATTTTCTTTAGATCGTTGATATCACCTGGCATTTCAAATTCAAACATAGGGAATATTATATCATGTCGTCCTGGTATTGCATTTGGCTCTTGTCTATAGGACGTGGAGACACAAAAAAAGCCCTTTGATTCGGGCTTGGTCAATAGTTCATATTCTAGCCACATTTGGCCTGTTTGCGGTAACGGCCAACGTTGGCCTGCATAATCATAGACTGCTACATTGAACGGATCTTCACATGCGGCAAGTATTGATAATCTGTTTTGTGTATGGACTTCTTCAAATCCTTTTTCCAAAAAAAATGACCTTAAAAGGCCAACTGTTTTTGTAAATTTTGCGGGGTCTATTAGTTGCGTCATTGTCTTTCCTTTTTATCGTTTTCAAGTCAAAAAAAATTTTGTCAAAAAAAAATTCGACCTAATTTTTTCCTATCGAGGTATTTATCTTTTTACACGAAACTTACTTCATTAATGATTTTCTTTATTCGCCACGGAGTAAAACATACTGATCCTAAACTGATATGATCTGCTCCTTCTTCAATATATTTAAAAGCATCATTAGCAGAACCTATTCCTCCACCTGCAATTACTTCTACATGTGGATATTTATTTTTTATATACCTTATGATGTTGCAAGTGTAAGGAAACAATATTTTGCCACTTAGTCCACCTTTGTCTGTTGGTAATGTGTTACTTGCATGTATCTGCTTGTAACCCATATCAACAATTCTATCTATAAGTGCTTCTGTACTGTTTGGTGGGATCTTGACTATGCAATACTTGCCACGCATTTTATCAGGGAACTTTTCAAAATTTTCCCATGTTGTTGTATCATCGTGTGAATCTAAATTAGGACAACTTACATTTAGTTCGATGTTACGTTCTACTCCTATAGACATTTGTATTTTTGTCCAGTCTGCAGGATCAATAGCGGCAACACTAAGCACATTATTGTAACTTGTTTTAAACATACCAACATGTAAGCCCGGATTACGCAATCCTAATTTATTTCTCCAGCCTTGTTTTGTATATCTAAGTGTTTTAATTATTGCCTTTAACCTTCCAGGACGAGGTGCAACAGTAAATGTACCATGCACACTTACAGCATTCTTAAAATGTAAATAATTTCCGAAAGGCGCCGCAATAAATATCATTTTGTTTTAAACATGTGGTTCTGTATGCCCATGTGTATCTTTAATATTTATTGCATCTGTATAACATCTATTGTGCATCACGTTTACTTTTATTAAAAAGGTAAAACGTATAATGGCGACTAGTGCTAGTGTTAGAACTAGCAACATAGCCGTCAAGCAAATATACATCATTATGTGCCTATTGCGTTGATTGGTTTACAAATATATTCAACAGTGTCCCATGGACCGTCAGCTGGCATTTCTGAATAAACCTTTAACATGGTTTCACATTCAGCTTTACTAGAAAACCATTGTACATCTTGGTCTATACAAGTAGATCCTAAACACACTGTGAGTAAAACATGCCAAATCATTTCTTTAACTTGTTACAAACGTATTCATTACCAATTGGAGTCTTGATAGATATGTGTGGCAAATCCTTATTAGGTGGCCTACACTCAATTTGTTTCCATTCAAACCCCTGTGCTAATTGCTCGTTCATTGTATCTAAATATTCTCTGTTGTCCATTGACCATAAAGCCAGAAAGGCAACTCCTAATACTACTCCCATTCTATTCTCCTGTGATAAAAATTAACAATATTTTTTTACAAGCTCTAAAGGTTTATTTCCTTTATGCCAATAAAAAAATGCTTCTGCTTCTATTTTGTGCATATTTTTGTTGTATCGCTTTACAACATAATTCGGCACATCTATATTTAAGTCTATATTAGATAAGTGTTTATTATTGAATCCAGCCTTACAATCTTGAGCTAGATGAACTGCTTCATGCATCAAAACTTTTTTAAACACAGAGTCGTGTTTTTCTTTTGGCCATCCTTTAATAATATTATCTTTGCACAAATGTATCACGTTAGTCCTAGGTTTGTACCATCCATCGGATTTAGGATTATTTTTACAAGTATCTGAGTCTATTATTACAGGAACATAATAATTTAATTCTAATATTAGATCTTTGTAGTGGTCATCAGCATGAACTGGATGACAACCTTT